GGTCTTCCGCAACTTGGAGATGTTCTGAATTGACCTGGTCTGCAATTTCTTTGAATTTGTCAACCCTTGACTGAGTTTGACTGATCAAAAAATCTGTCTTATCAATTTCGCCTTGGATGAAAGTATCTGTGAAGTTGCTTATTTGGTCGGCAGCTATTTGGAGGGATTTTCTCAAATTGGCTTCTTCGTTTACTCCAAGTTTTCCGTCACCAAACAGCCCGGAAAATACTTTTTTTAATATCGAATCTTCCTTAAATAGTCCCTCCGCTTCGGTTTGAATACCCTTGATCAGTTTTTTTATTTGATCTTGTGTAAACCCAAACTTTTCAGACAACACCTTCGCAATCTCTCCCTCACTTATTCCCTCACTTAATCCTTCCTGTATTGCCTTGGCCAACTCCAAGGATTTAGTCGGGTCTGTTAACTCTGTGACTTCCCGAATTATCTTGTCAAGTGCTGCCTTGGCTTTTGCTTTGCTTTCCGGGGAGATCTTTACTCCAAGGTTGACTAATACATCAACCGTTTTATTTTTTACATCTTCCGGCAAATCCTTGAAAAAAGAGATCTCCTTTTCCAACATTGCCAAAGTCTTCTGCCTATCCAAATTCACATCCAAAGAAACCGCCCCGGACATCAAAATAGGGAATTCAGGAATGACCAACGCATCAGGCAACGCCTCCAAACCTTTTTGTATTTCGTTCTGAAGAAAGAACGAATCTACATCAACGGTAAACGGTATTTGGATTTTGTATTTCTTACTTAATTGAGTTGCAGTGTTTACCGAATTGGCTATCTTTTGAGCCTGATCTATTAAGGCCCTTTGTGTATTGATAACATCCCTTTGGTCAATTATCTTTTTAGGGTCGAACAATCCGTCTAATTGTACATCCTCATACTGCTTTCTCAGTTCTGCCGTTATCTGTTTAACTTCCTGCAATGCCTTTGCTCTTTCCTCTCTGAATTTCGCTTGTCTTGCTAATGCGTCCTGATCTATTTCTTCATCCTCTAACTTTTGGGCGTTTTCCTTTTGGCTCAGGTCAATGTATTTTTGGTATTCCTTATTAAATTCCTTTTGTAGGTCAATCTTTTGTTTCTGCAGCTCGTTGATTTCGTTTTGCTTCACCAATGCAAAACTCAAAAGTTTGTTCCCTGCAGTTTGTAACCCTGGTATATTTTGGAAAACCTTACCCAATGCAGTTTCAAAAACTCTAATAATTTCTTTAAAAACTATCTTTCCTCCGGTGCTTACATTTTTGAAAAAATCATCAATCACATTTGAAATTGCGTTGATTGTAGCCAAAAACTCGGTAAACAATGCAGAGAAATCTATTTTGGAGAAATCAAGTCCAAATAACTTCGTTACGTCATTGACAAACCCACCAAACTCCTCCACAATTCCGCTGATTAAATTCCATCCTGCACTAATCGCACCAAATACAATTTCAAATTGATTCTTTAAACTTACTCCAAATATCTTAACCAGTGGAGTGATTATCTCGGTAATTTTATTCAGTGCCGGGATCAGGTTTGAATAAATGACTTTTGCAGCCGGAAGAAACGCCTGACCGATTGATTCTTTTATGTTTGTGAATGCGTCACTTAATCGCTTCCTGTACGATGTTAAAGATTGGCTTTGCTGCTCTAAAACTCCGGCAAACTTTCCACCGTCTTTACTCATTTGTGCGAATGCTGCCTTTACATCGGTATCACTTACCTTCTTTAATTTCCTTAATTCCTGAACGGACTTTCCTGTTACCGCTGCCAAACTTTCAAAGATCGGAATTCCTTGTTGTTCTAATGTTTTTAATTCCCTCGGATTTGCAAACCCACGAAAATCTATCCTCCCGGTAATGTCTGCCAATGTTCCTAATGATACGCCAGTAGCTGCTGCCACATCCCCCAAACTTCTGATCTTATCCGGTACGTCTTCCGCTGCCACTCCGAACTTAAGTAAAGTAAATGCTGCGTCTTGCAATTCGTCACCGGTGAATTTGGTCTGAGTCGCTAAAGTATCAAGTTCATCTACCAGGGCCTCGGATAATCTCACTGACCCGATAATAGACGCAAAATTTGTAATTGCTTTGTCTTCTTCCTCTGCAAACTCAGCAAGTTTAACAGTGGCCAACGCTAATCCGGCAACCAATGCAGTGGCTCCCACCGCTCCACCGGTTAATTTGCTTCCGATCTCACCAAGAGTTCCGGTATCTATTCCGGTAATTTGGCTCACTCTTTGGGTGACTCCAACTTTTAATTGTTCAACTGCTCTTTGTTTTGTTGTTAAATTGCCCTGATCTGCTTTGGCTATTTCTTGGTTGTATTTCTCAGTGATGCCCAAAACATTTTCATAGTAACTTTTGATTTCTCTCTCAGACAGTCCCAATCCTTGTTTCTGCAATTCTGCCCGGAATATGGAAAACTTTTTGTCCTTCTCAGCTAATTTTTGGTTATTGATTTCATAAACCGCATCAAGAGAAAGTAAAGACTTCTTTACCGCCTCAGTGTATCCCTTCATTGGGTCACCTGTGACTGTCGGACCTTTTGTGATCTTGTTTTGGGTTGCCTTGATTTCGTTTCCAACTTCCTTAAATGCTGAGGATGTTTTTTGCGCTGACTTCTCTGCAGTATTTCCTACTGTTCCCAAGGTTCCGGTAACCTTTGCAGCTCCCTGATCTATTTTTGTTAAATCATTGGCCGCTTCTTTTGCACCTTCATTTTCATACTGAAATTTGATTGTCGCTATCAGGTCGTATATACTGTCGGCCATTCTGTAATTTTTTATGAATAATCAAAGATTCCAAATACCGCCCCAATGTCATTCCCTCCAATGTTTGATCAGACACGCCCAATACTTTAGCGGAACGTATTGTCTGCTCATTAACTTCTTCTGTAATCTCTATTATTTTGTCGTAGAGTGCGCCAATCCACTTTTCAGGTTCAAGACCCTCCAAAAGGCTGTCTCCTTCAGCTTCACTGCTTTTGAATTCAAGTATTCCTCTGGCTGAATATGTTCTGGTAAACTCACCAAGTTTTGCAGCAAATCCATTGCAAAATTGATAAAAAAAAAGCGTATTTCCAAATTATTGTCATATAGCTTTAACTTGGTTTGAGTATGTGAAGTGCTGAATTCTGTCAATGGTTCATCGTCAATCAAAATAAAACAATTCACAACCTCTTTCATCAAATCATTTGAAAGATACAAGTTTTGATATCCTCTTATTGCATCGGTAATGTGTGCAATTCTCGCAATGTTCCCATCTGAAATACTTTGATCAATCAGGTCCAAACAAATATCCAAATGCTCTTTCAATAATTTGAACCCTGACAATTGCACCGCCTGGACATAAGCAAAGTATCTTGTATAGGTTAATTCGGAAGGATTGAAAACAACGTAAAAGTTGTGGCCTTCCATGTTTCCGATATACTTTAAATCTTTTCTTTTCTTCTTAAACAGTTTTCTCCAATTCACTCTTGACAATTTTTAGGAATTTCTTTTTTGCATTCTCCAAGTTCAAAGCAGACTGATAAATACAGTATGGGCGGTGTTTTATTTTCTTGATTACCCTACCAAGAGTTATTTCAATATCATTTTCATACTCTGCTTCGGTAACCTCTCCGGTAGATATGTCTAATTGAAATACTCGGTGTCCAGGCATAGGAATGATTTTTCCCAATAGTCTTTTCTGCTTCTTGATCGGTGCTGTTTGCTCGGTGGTGTTATTTAGGGTGTTCTCAGGGATTATTTTCATTTGAAATACTTCTTACAGATGTAGAATGTATCTGAATAGCTGATAAGGACAGAATCAGCAAATACAACCCTTTCCTTTAGGCTGTCTTGCTGATAATTAAAAGGGTCAACAATTGAAAATGCATAACCCTTCGCAAACCAAAATCGCTTCCCTTTATGATTCCAAGGCACAATGGTCTTGGGCAAAATCTTCATCATTCTGCCCGAATAAACCGGCACATAATAAACAGAATCGCATTGAACCGCTGCAAGTGCTTGTATTGGCTCTTTGATTTGTAAAGGCTTTTCTTCTTTAACGCAAGAAAACAATAAAAGAAAAATTAGGTATCTCATTGTTTATGTGTTTACTTTTCTCTGCCGTACACTACCCTTGCTAATTGAACTACATCACTCACTGAACTACACACGGCATGAATTCCGTATCTCATCGCATCAAAACTGTCCATCTTGTACGCCTTGCGATCTTTAAACAATCCTCTGCCGTTCTCATTCGGTTTTGCAAGGCCCAATTCTTTCGCTAAGATAGGGCATTTTTTCCGATCTACAAAAACCAAATCATTGTGGAATGTAGTGTTGCAGATGTCTCTGCTGAAATCCATTTTGGGGTTCATTGATCTGGTATCAATAAATCTTGACAGTGGAATTCTTCTTATCCGTTGAATGATTTCGTAGTCCGTAGAATTTCCTCTTGTGTCTCTTTGGTTTCCTGATACGTCACCTGTGACATAAGAAAAACCTTTGTAATCTTTTAGCTCATTGTCAAAAAATCGGTTCACCTCATTGCACAATCTTTCCGTTCCACCTTCTACCGAAAATTCTTTTAGAAAGAATATTCCACCTCCTTCAGATTGTTTGTCTCTGATTACCTGATAAAGTAGGCAAGTCGTTGGAGAATAGTTAAAATCGTATGCCTCGTAAATCGGACTATAATTATCAAATTCCAAATTCTCCTGCAAATGATGTGACGGCCTGAATGAATATAACCAAAGATTCTTACCTCCAAAGTCTGTCCAGTCTCCTTGTATCATTCGGGCCTTCATTTCTTCGGGTAGCATATCCCAAGACTCCCACTGTTCTTTGGTGACATGAGGATTGTCAGATGGTAACGCCTCTTGATAATATACTTTATTGTTAAGTCCACCCTCCCGAAATGGTATGTAAATCTTTTCTTTGGTCCAGGTCTGACTCGGATTAAACGACATGAATATAAACGGCTTCGGCATCGGGTCGATGTAGTGTGAACCGGCTCTTTGTAATGCCATGTCATACATACTTTCGCTTAGTTCTTCTGCCTGTTCCAGGAATAATCCGTTGCATTCCAAACCAAGGAATGAATTCAAATCCCGATCATTGGTAATACTCTCAGGTTTGAATATTATCTGACTGCCATTGTTATATTTAAAAGTGATCGGTACTGAATAATTCCACTTACCATACTTCGATGCATCAATTAATTTGTTAAAACTTGGAATTGTGGTAGTCTTAAGTGCCGGAAGGTCTTCTCTCACAACTACCCATTTTGAATTCGGGTAATTTCGGGCCAACAAATGAATACAGTACAAAATCACAAAGGTCTTTCCACCCCTTACCGCTCCACCGTATGCATAAGTTGTTTCTATTCTGTGTTTATCGAATACAGCCCGGATGAACTCAATTTGCTTTTTGTTTGCCTTGTCTCCGGTTAAATCAAATTTGACTGCCCTCATTCAACTAATGGCGGTTGGTCTGCAAATAACTGGATTACGGTCTTAACATCCCCCGAAATTGATACGTCAGTCTTGGATGGTTCGTTAAAACCAAACATAACACATAACTGCTTCCCTGCTGCAATCTGGTCTGCCGGTTTTACGTTTGCTTTTTTATTCTCAAGTATATCCAGTAATACTGTGGCTATTCGCTCTATCGTAATATTAAGCTTTACACAGGTATTAATGGCTTTTTTTGTATCTAAGGCTTGTTTCTTCTTGTTAAGTGGCAGTTGCCTTGCTATATGCTTTTCCTCAGCTATTTTGAAGTAATTATAAAATGTTCTTTTTTTTAACTGAAATTTACTGCAAATCTCTGCATATATTTTTTCAGTGGCTCTACCCTTCCTAATGTACCCTACAATTTCATCAATTATTATTTCTTTACTTGGCTTCATTAGAATAAAATTTGTTTTGGCGTATATGATGCCTTTATTTCTTCATATCTATAATCTCCGACTATCTCAATTAGTTTTGGTTTAACTATGTTGGTTAGATTTTGTGATTCGTTTATTAATTTAGCTTCAAGTCTAAGTGCCGCAAATTCTATCAAATCATCTGAAAATATCTTAATTTCTACATTTTGGCCTGAATTTTCAATTTCCTTTATTCTTCTTTGTTTTGCTTCATTTATGTTTTCGTTCTCTGATAAATGATGTAAGGCCCTATCTCCTTTTCCTTTGCCGATATAAAAAGGCTCTTTGGTTTTTGGGTCAATCAGGCCATAAACATAATACCTTTTAGCTTCGATCATAGATTGAGTTTAATCGGTTATACTCTTTTATGGCTTCTATGACCTCAATAGCATTTGGTTTTCTATCGTAAACAATTATTTTGCCTGATTCTTTATCATAGCATTTTTCTTCGATATTGTATTTTCCTTTTATTATACCAAGAAGTCTTTTATTTGCTTGGGATATATATACATAAGTATCTAATGCACTTGATTTTCTTCTAATCTCTAAAAAATACTCATTTTCTTTTTTTTGTATTTCAATGGCTGTGTTTTTGGCCTTTCTGATGTAGCGATCAATAGTACGCTTTTTAACTCCGTATTTTTCACCATATTTATTTATAATACCCTTTGTGCTTAATCCTTTGGATAAATCAGATGCAATTTCATCAATCCTTTTTTGAATGTTCGGGCGCATTATAATTTGTCCTTAACGTCTTTAAAAAACTTTGCCAAAACATAAGATTGCTTCTCTGATATGCGACCACTCCCTAAAACTGTGTCAGACACATCTCCAATAAAATTATTTCCGCTTCTTCTTGCATAGTCTCTCAATTGCCTGATCGTATCTAATTGTGCGCTTCTATTTCTTGCATTAAAAAGCTCCCTGCTATTAAGAGAGTTAAAGCTGCTTGTAAAATCTCTAACAAATCTATCATTAGTCGCGCCACTTATCTTTTCTAATGCTTTTTTTGCAGCTTTTCTTTGTGCTGGACTTCCAGTTTTTGCCATCTCTTTAAATTTGGCAATTGCTGCGTCATTACTTTGGTACTGAGCTATTGCTGGCCCAGAATCTTCCTGATCGGAATTTGATTGAGTTTGATTTGCCCCTGAACTCACAGGTGCGGTTGCCGAACTTGAAGTTGTTATTGATTGCCCTGACCTACCTCCCATTGTGTTTTATTTTTTTTGTCCCAAAATGATTCCACAAAAATAACGCTTTTATCTTCGTATTGGTTTCTGTATTTTTTTTTACATTGAAATAATATTTTGTTTGGCTGTATCTTTTTAATCATTTCGTTGTAGCCTGAATCAAAATAGGTCCTACTAATGTCAGTCATACCAATATTAGAAACAGCAACACAACTACCTGGCTTAATACCTTCAAAAACTATGTCAAATGTTGAACTACTGGCCCATGAAACAGTGGGGATAACATTTATATTGTTTTTTGCCCAGAGATACCCTACAAGCCTATTTCTATAAGTATTATAATGAATTAAACTTTTAGGCATTCCTAATAAAATACTGTAATCTGGGGAGCAAACAAATTTTGCATCTTTGAATTTAACTACATATTTTATCGGATGTTTCCAAAATCTCTCCAAAATATAGTCATCTAAAAAAGATAATACACAGCTATTATAGTTTATATTTTTATAGTCATTAATATTTACGGTTTGAAAATCCTCCAAGATGTCGCTTAAATATAACTCTGGAAAATCCGTTTCAAAATCAATGTAGCGAGTATTTATACTGTCCCAGGTTCCTGATCTTGATTGCCAATTATGAGAACTTCGTGTCTCTCTGATCATTGTGTTCTAAATACTTTTAGGCTCTGATTAGTTCCAACTCTTTAACAAGTTCATTTATTCAAAATGGTAAACTTTCGTCTTTGTGTTGTTTCGGCTGCTCTGCTTTTGCTTCTTGCGGTTTGCTTAATTTTACCGAATGAGTCCGATGCTGAGTTCTATTCTCTTGTTTTAGCGGAAAACATACTATGTCAATGGTTTCATTTTCCGTTCCGTCTTTTGAGGTGTATTTTTTAATCAGGTGTTTATTCTGCTTTATTGCCTCTCTGAATTGTGTTAGATTGATCTGAATGGCCATGCCGTCAAATTGTTCTAACTTCTTTCCGTTTCCGATGTAGTATTCTTTTTCGTCTGCCATATTATATTTTATTAAGTAACTCCATGAATTGATCAACCTCGTCCTTTGGCTCTAATGCTGTTAATCTTGCTTTGAGTGCTTGTATTATCCCAAAATGAGGATCGCATGATTGTAATGGTATAAAGCTATCCAATTCATTAATTTTATTTTCTTCAACTGTTGGCTGTATTAGATAAAAATTATACGTGCAGCTATTAAATATAATTATTACCCCAATGATTGATAATACTTTATTTCTCCTATTAAAAAAATCCTGCACCTTCTTTATTATTGGGTCGGTGTGGGTTGCAAACCATTGGTCATAATCTCCATCTGATAAATCAAGAAAAAATATTACAACACATCCAATCAAAGTGATTATAATTCCCATACTGATAAAAAGTAATACTATACTTACAACATCACGGACAACCTCATTTGTTGAATAATTTTCATAGGCCCATTTAATCACAAAAACAACTACGCATATTAGTAAAAATGAAAATGTCCTTTTAATTAATGTTGCCGTTTTCATTTCCCTGAATTTTCAATTTGCTTAATCTTCCGTTCAATATACCAAACCGCTTTTTTAAGGTCTGTTACAGAATTTTCACCATCTTTCAACCCTTGCCTCCAAAGGTATTTTATAGCGTTTCCGGTACAGAAATCATGGTGCTGAGTTATTTCTATGCACTCAATTCCGCTTGGATGTGAATTGTAGTGTTTTGGTTTGTTTATTGGGTCGAATTGTGGAGACTTCATTTTGTTTAACTCCTCTGGAATCACACACTCTTTGTTATCTAATTTTACAAAACCTTCAAGATTATATATTTTATTTAATTCTGCATCTTCTTTCTTCTCAGGATTTGCAGCGATCCAATCGGCTAATGTTATTTCGGTGTAGCCTTCTTTTTTAACACTATCAATTATTGAATTTGAATGATAATACTCAGAACAATCATCTCCAAATAATTGATCTTTAATTGATTTTACGCATCTATACCAATCATTATTTATTACCTTTCCTTTCCGATCTAACCACTCCGGCAAACATTTAATGCACCACTTTTTAGGGAGTCCATACATGGCGTAGTATGGGGTGAAGTCGCCGTTGTGTATTGAAATCCAAAATGAAGGCCCTTCTCCATATTTCTCAGTTTTTGACCAAGAAAATGAATCAATATATGCAGAATTAACATCATTAGAAATATTTTTATATGGAGTTACAAATTCTATGAACCTTTTCTCCGCTAATTTCCTAATCGGTGCTGGTAAGTCTTTAATTAACATGATCTTAAATTAAAAAAGGGTTTGATGCTATCTCCCCCGAATCAACTAACAACATTTTTCGACAAAATAATCTGTCAAACTCATTCCGGCTTTCTTTGCGTTGCGGTCGAATTTCTTCCGCTGCGTTGCCGTTAGCCATACTTGGGCTTTTACTTCTTTTTTCTCCTTTTCTTTCTTAACTCTGCTCTGTGCCATTTTATAAAATTTAATAATGATTCCAAGGGTCGTATTCGTCTATCTTTTCAAGAAATTCATTTAACCAACTTTTGAACCACGCTAACAAAATTCCTGCAAATAAACCGATTCCAAAAAATACCAATTCATTCATATTTTGATGGGTTTAAAAAGTTCTTATTCAGAAAGTACTTTAAATGCATATTCAAACCCTTATCCCCAAACGAAAAGCAGAATCTACCCCTTACCTTTTTTTCGATTTGCTCCAAATTAATCCCCTCATTAATCTTGCAGTCCACGTACTCAACCGGGTTTTCAAAAAAGGTGTTCCCATAGAGTGATTTAATGACCATTCCTTCAGGGAGATTCCAGTTATAGGTATCCATTGCCTGAATGAATTTTGTCTTGTTATAGACAATCGGGACGTGGATATCAAAATGGTAAGTGGGTAATCCGAAACGCTCTAATTCTGTCTTAGCGTTTGAAAGACATTTAAAATATCTTTCTTTCGGAGATCTTCGGTTAATCCATTCGCTTAGTGTGCCGTAAAAATACGATTTTATTTGATATGTTTCTGTTTTTTGTAAAAAAATATGGTCGTCATTTAAAAATAAAAAGTCTTCACTTAGTCTGTGATCATAACACGCTGCTAAGATTTTTTCCTTAATCGAACACTCTTTGCATGGTATGTCTTGCTTTGGAATGTGCGTCACATTTTTAACCCAATCAGGTTTTTCGCCTACCAAATAAACTTTGTCATAACCGGTCAAATTCTTCTCAACCGATCTTAGGGAATATCTTAACTCATTATCTCCCCATCTTGAACCAGATCCCAAAACATAAACTAAATCCATCTGACCACCTCAGCAATTACGCCCTCGCCTCCTTGCTTTTGGATGATTGTCGGGCTGAGTCTCAAAATACTTGCATCGGTATTGGTCGGGCAGAATACCTTTTCCGCTTTTACTGCCATTGGATAATCCCAAACATCATCACAGACAACCC